GGCATTAAGGATAAGTTTGGGGTGTTAGAACCACTGAACCTACACAGTTCCCCAGGCCAGGGGTTCAACAAGTTACCTAGTGATAAGGTCCGGCTTTTGTTAGAACACTGGGATTGGGTTGTTGAATTGTTGGTGTGGGATTGGAAAGCTATTGTGGTTGATGGCATAATTCCAATGTGGTTTTATAAGGCTTCAGAGAAAGATGAACGGCGTGATTTTGCGCGTGTTCTTGATTTTAAAACTCGCCTGTTTATGGCTGATTGTATAATTCCAGTGATGACGGCACGGATGCTCTGTGGAGATTTTGTGCGTCGTTTTATGGCTGCAGGAAAGGTTCTTTCTTTCTTTTCAGCCGCTGGGATGGAAATTTACTATGGTAAATGGGACGAGTTTGTCCGTTATATAACGGGTGATCTGTCAGTTGATGAGCTCTATTGTTATGATATGCCGAAGTATGATAAGAATTTTCCACATGAATGGCATTATCAAACAGCTCAATTGATAGCATCAATGTATGAGGAGAAGTGGAGTGCGCCCATAATGCGCGTTTTTGCTAGAGTAGCGAACGCGCCAGCCGTTTTAACGATTACGGGTGGGATTATGTTGCGACCTTGTGACAATCCCAGTGGGCAGTTTGCAACCATCGTAGTGAATACGATTGGCATCCGTCGCCTCATGATGCGGGCTTGGATGCTCGCTGATGGCAATGCTAATGTTGCCGGAGGTGGGACATCCTTAGCGGTTTTTAACCGGTGGGTGAGAGTAAAAATAATTGGTGACGACAATATTTTCACTCTTTCACCTGGCCTGAACCCAATGAAACCTGAGCATTTTTTGCAAGCCGGGTTGGAAGGAGGATGGCCACCTGATCGAGAAGGCACTGGGCGACTAGATGATTCTTTGTTCGCTGGTCGTGGTTCTGTGTTAGCTCAAATAGGTGGATGGGAGATCTTTTTACCATTCATTAATCCGGATAAGATTCTAGCTGTAAATGAATACCGTAAGGGTAAACCGGATGATGTTAAGACTCTGATGCGGGCATATGCCGCGGCAGAGCTTGCTTTTCCCCTAGTGTTCCATGGGGAGAGCGAATTGTTCCTTCAGTTGTACGATTATTTTATGGTGTGGAAGGCAGTTGGGTTAGTTTCTAGAGACCCATTGTTCCGTGCCACGGCTGTTGGATTACCAGGAATGGAACGTATGTGGACGCAATACACGGATAAACCATGCCCTATTCGTGAACTCACTCAGTTGGTTAACAAGCAATACAGATGTGCTGAGGAAGGAGGAGCGTCCTTTTTACTGGTCCATGGTGCCTAATCATGGAGACCATTGTGGCCCTGGGCATGAGTCTGAGGGGCCACCAAAGAGCGACACCGATGCAGCTTGTATGCGTCATGATCGGTGTTATGGTGAAGCATTCACCCGGGAAGAGGAATTGCTTTGTGACCAAGAAGCTTGTAATGAAATAGCTCATGTAGTTGCTGACGACCTTGGAGAGCATTTGTACAAGGAAGGGATGAAAATGGCCTTTTGTAATCAACCTTATTCATTGGCAATGGAAGATAAACAAATGACGCAAGTCCCACGACAGTGGGGCCAACCACGCAAACGGTACGATCATGTACTGGAAGCGGAGGTTGAAATTAAAGAACAACGTGGACCTAATAAACGCTTAACTCGTAGGGAACGGGCTGCCGATGGTGTTAAAGCCGCGGAAGCTTTACTTGACGAGTTTGAAGCTGAATTAACATCTGCCCCTAGGGAGCAATTTGTTCAAGCAGATGGAAAGAAGGTAGGTCCTCCTGTGCCCCCGAAAGGTAAGGCATATAGGAAGAAACAAGCAAAAGTGCTCGTAAAGAAGAATCGTAATCTCAAGAAAAAACTTAGAAAAAGAGCTAAGCGAGCACAGGGGAAGGCATACCGACAGGGTGTTAAACAACGCCTTAAACGGGCTGGTGTACGGCCTACTGTTGGTGTTTCTGAGTTCGCTCATAAG